TAAAATGCCTATTGTGCTTGGAAACTTCCCTACAAAGCAAAATAGTTGACAAATCTTCTTCTATTTGCTAAAATTATACAAAAGGGAGGTTTGCATATGAAAAAGGAAAAAATAAAAATTTTTATTATAATATCTGTAATTGTGGCTATATTAGCTACAATAGGAGTGATTGGCTTTTTTCAGTATCGTAAAATTACTTTGGAAAAATATAATACAGATATACGGGAGCAACTGACGAATTTGTCACATCTTGAGAACGAGGTGTATTTTAATCCTGATTATAAGAAAGATATTTCTGACATTGAATCAGAAAGCAAAATTGCTTTTGAGAATAAGCAACTATCAAAACTATCCGAAGTGAGAAATCAAGCGACAGATTTGTACGATAAAATATCTGCAGAGATAGATAAATATAATAAGTATTACACACTGTTGACGGAAACTGTTGAAAATTCAAACAATTTAAAGAAAAACTATTTCTCAAAGACTTATGATACTTCAAAATTGGATACTACTAAAGATAAGGCTGAAAAAGCTATATCAGAGTCAGAATATACCCAATATGAAGAGTTATATAATACGTTGTCTGAGCAAAATACCATACTTGAAACCAATATCCAAAAATCGTTATCAGAGATATATAACAAAGTCACAGATGAAGAAAACTTTGATTTTCCTTTTGCAGTAAAAGAAGCAGAAATTCCAGCTCAACTAAGCTTTAAACCACTTGTAAAACAAACAGAATCATATCCGACATGGGTTACGTCAAGGGATTCAGAAGTGTTGAATGAGCCTCCTGTTGCTTGCTTATTTATAGGTGGTTCATCAGCCGAGTATAATTATACAATAAAGCAGATACCAACTAAAGAGATAGCTGTTCAGGATGAAAATAGAGAACTTCAGAAAGTTTTAGTTAATACTCAAATAACATTTAAAGTTTTGGAAAAATTCAGTTGGGAGAATAAGGTTTCTTTAAATGAACGTCCAGCGTACTTTTTCAAAGATAAAAAGGACCAAATATATTTAGCATTAAAAGACTACGAAGGTGGAGAATATTACATATTATATCTACCTGGTCAGTAAAAAGAAAAATAATACCTAAAGAACGGTTATCAAAAATGATAGCCGTTTTTTGTATGTAAATTTGATGGAAAGGAGGACACTATGGCAAATTCAAGTATAGAAATTGAAATAGTTGCTGATTTTAAAGATAATGCCACAGGTAAAGTTAAAGCATTAAATGCCGAACTCGATAAACTCGAAAAAAGAAATGTTAATGTTGATATTACAGCAACAGACAGAGCCTCAAAAGCTATGGAAAGCATAAATGGCAAATTAAGTAAAGTTGACGGTACAAAGACTGCTACTGACGAAATCGACAAAGCTGTTGACAGAGTAAACAATATAGCTGATGGAGTATCACCAATTAAACTTAAAGCAGATACATCAGAGCTTGAAAATGCTGTTGATAAGAGTATCAATAAAATAAACACAGTTGAAAATAGTATCGGAAAAATGAGTGCAAGGGAATTGTCGGGCGCTGATTTAAGCGATGATGACTGGTTTAAAAAATATTTTAAAAATTCAGAAACAAGCACACAATCCGCAACCCAAAACGAAGCAGAATGTGCGATTGATACTGACTGGGAACATGTCGCTAAAGTAAATGGCAAAGCAACGGCTGAAATAAATAGATGGAATGAACTTGTTGATAATGCTGGAAAATTAGGTATAACAACAGAAGGTTATGGACTCTATAACATTGATGAACTTGAAACAGAAGTGCAAAAGAGTGCCAGTTTAAAAAATTTGCAAGAGTCAGCTGATGAATACGGACTTAAATATTCAAAAAATGCCAGTGAAAGTTCAATGCAAAAACTAGTAGGTGCTTATGAAGATGAACATTTTCAAAAAGATTATGTTGATAAAAATACTAAAGCTATTGAAAAAACAACTAAAATGCTTGGTGATTATGGGAACGATAACGAAAATCAAACCATAGATAGTATAAAATCATTCGGCAAAAGTATGGCAACAAGGTACTTAGGTGTTCAATCTGTGTATTCGGGGGTAACGGATGCTTTTAGTGATATTACTGACGCATATAGCAGTGGAAATCGCAATGATATGCAACGTAGTTTAACTCGTGGATTAACAAAAGGCGGTTTGATAGGAGCAGGTGCTGCAATAGGCTCATTTATTCCCGGAGTAGGAACATTATTCGGAGCTGGAGCAGGTGCATTGATTGGTCAACTATGGGGTGATGATATTGCTGACGGTATATCTGGAATTCATAAATCGGCTGAAGAATTAAGACAGGACCGACTGGATGAATTATTTGGTGATATAGCAATGTCGACAAGTGATTTGGGTAAAGTGGTTCAAAACATGGTCGGCTCATGGCAGACACAAGTATCACAAGCACATAAACAAGCATTGACAACAGGATATTCATTACAAGATACTACTAATTCGTCTTATTTTGGAGTTGTTGAAAGCGGAAGTAAACTTGATATAAAAGGAAATTTAGGGTTTAATATTCCTCAACAAGAATTCACGTCTTATGCTGATGAAGTCAACAGTTATATGGATGACATCGAAAATCAAATGAATCAAGAAATGTATAACGCATTTATGGTTAATGATGATTTGTTTGGCTATGGACAGTGGGATACAACTGCCTTAACTGACAAATGGAAGACTGCTTTTGAAACTTTTAAAAAACAGAAAAAAGAACTGAGCAAATATTTAAAGACAGCATTAAACGATAATTGGTTTTCACCGGATGAAGAAAGTCATGTTTTTAGCACTATACATAATATGCAACAGACATATTCTGAAGTTGCACCAAACACAGACCAAACAAAAGCCGATACATATTCATTTCTTGTTCAAAATGGTATGTTATCAAAAGACGCTTATGACAGTGTTATAAAAGATATTCAGTCGGAATATACAAGCGATATGTATAATTTAGCTGAAACGAGAGCAACAGCTATTGCGAATGGAGCAGATGTTACTTCTGCTGATAAAGCAATGTGGGACGCTACAAGTAGTAAAACAGAAAGTTATTTGCAAACGATGTTGAACAATACACAAGATATGTACGGCAAAGACTATAATTCTGTTTTAGCAGATGTATGGAATGGTAAAGATACATGGTACGGCGGACATCTAATAGGATTAAACGACCAATTAAACGGAGATAGATCTCATTCTGCATTTAGACAAACATTAGACAATTATGAAAAATACAATGGATACAATGATAAAAAAGGTAGTTTAGCTGGTGCAAAAGGTGAATTGGAACACTCAATGAACATCGGAGATACTGCTGAAAAAGAAGTAGTAAAAGAAGCATATGAAAAAATGCAACCTACGGTGGAACAAGCAGAGCGACAATATCAAGCTGCAATATTACAACATCAAGACCCAAGTCAATACTTGGATGAGATGATGGGGTTATATCAATTTGGTGCAATGGGCGGAGATGACGTTGCTCAAGAAAAATATGCGGCAATGCTTATGGCTGGTGATATCAAGGCAAATAAAGCCATAAATGATTTCTATGGTACTGATTACAAGCGTATGGCTGAAGAAATGGGTGATGATTTTGCTGATATATGGCAAATGCTAAATGGCGGGAATACAGAAAGTGCCATTGAACAAACGACAGAAGCTGCAAAAAATGCACTCGAAAAAAATGCAAAAGATACAGTAGATGCAATAAAGGACAATAAAGACCAAAAGATTGATGCTATGAATGAAACTGACGAAAAAGCAGCACAAGCTGTTGAAGATAGCACCAAGGAACAAGAGGCTTTAGAAAGCAAAACCGATGGAACAGAGCAGTCCAAAGAAGATACAAAATCAACTGAGTTGCCAGACGATTTAGGAGAGAATGTACTCGATGCTGTCAGTAGCAGTATTGAAAATATTAAAGACGGAAAACTAAAGGATTTAGAACTTGGTAAAACGGTTATGGATTCAATCAGTGAAAGTCTTTCAACGGATAATATGGATTTCAAAGAACTTGGTTTTGGCGAAAGTCTTATGGGAGCAATCAGTGAAAGCCTTTCAACCGATAATCTTGATTTTAAAGAATTAGGCTTTGGCGAAAGCTTAATGTCAGCTATAAGTGAGAGCTTATCAGTGGACAATATGGATTTTGGTAAATTGGGTTTTGGCGAGAGTTTAATGTCTGCAATAAGTACAAGTCTATCGGCAGATAATATGGACTTTAGCCAAATTTCGATAGGTGAAAGTGTAATGAATGGCATTAGTTCTTCTTTGGCTGAAACTGATTTTAGCGGGTTAGATATAGGTACAAAGATAACTGATACTATTAATGCAAGTATGGGTGAAAGTGTTGAATTACATCCTAATTTTACGGTTGTTCCTGGGACTGTTGATACATCAAGTTTATCATCCGCCATAAATGACAGTATATCGACTATAACTGAAAATAATTCGGAATTATCCGTTTTGGCAAAGGTTGATGGTACAGCAAATTATGAACTCGGAACATACCCGAAAGAAGTACCCAAGATAACAGGCACAGCTAAATATACAGGTATTTTTCCGACAGTAGCACCTAAGATATATGGTACAGTTGAATATCGTACAACATTTGGACATTTTGCACATGGTACTCGTAATGCACCTGAGGGATTGGCATATTTGAATGATGACGGAAGTGCAGATCCTCGCGAATTGGTTGAACACAACGGTCAATTTTTGATGTATGAAGGTCGTAATGTACTTGCTCCGCTGTCAGCGGGAGATAGAGTATTTACATCATCAGAAACAAAGGATATTTTATCAGGACGTGGCATTCCTCATTATGCGACAGGACTTAATAATGATGTCATAGAAAATGAGAAAATACAAGGTGGCGGCTCAACAAGTGGTGCAAATGTGCATTTTGAAAGTGGTTCAATGTCTATAATGTTTAATATTGATGGTTCTAAGGACGGCAATGTTGTTGAACAGATAAAGGCACATGCACCTGAAATAGCACAGTTAATATCAGATGAAATTGACCGACATTTAACTGCCTCATTTGCTAATTCGGGAGGTAATAATGAATGAGAAATTGTGAGAGTATAATTTTTATAATTGAAAAGGGTACACATGACGTTTTATCAATACCGTGGACACCACAAAAAATAAAATTCCGTTCGGGTGGACAAAATTTTGCCGAATATGACATAATGGACCTTGGTACTATTCAAGAGCCTACTGGTACAGGTGTACGTTCGATTCGGTGGGATGATGGTATATTACCCGGTAGAATGCAAGCAAATATGCCTTGGCAAAATGGTGCTTGGCAACCGCCTGTCAATTTTCAAGGTATGTTTTCAATGTGGAAAGCTAATAAAACGGTACTTACGATTTTGATAACAGGTACACCGATTTGTATGGATGTACATCTTTCGGATTATGATATTACATATCAAGACGGATTTGGCAGTTATCATTATTATATAGAGTTTACAGACTGCGTTAAACCGACATTTACCGTTACAAATACCGAACCTGATTCTGCTGATGGAACGGACAGAGATAAAGACCCTGCACCTGCAATATATACCATAGTTGAAAATGATACATTATGGGGCATCGCACAATGTTATCTCGGTGACGGGTTGCGTTGGGAAGAAATTTATGAGTTAAACAAAGATGTAATCGAGGACACCGCAAAACAGCATGGTTTTAGTAGCTCGGAAAGAGGTTGGTGGATATTCCCCGGTACCGTTATTAAAATTCCAGGAACATCTTCTGGTGATAACTCTGCCGGTGCAACAGTCGAACTTAACAATGCACCGATATATGTTTCGTCTGATGCGGAAAGTATTGCAGGCAGAGTGACAGGAACATATTATTTGTATGACGGAAAAGAAATTCTCGGCCGATATAGGATAACAGATAAATCTTCTGATGTAGGACGTACACCAGTTGGTGAATATGTCATTGGTTGGCTACCTAAAGAGTACATATAGGGGGTAAAAAGATGGCATATTCATTTAGTGAACTTATAAAGCCAAAGCAAACGGTTGTAAAAGTAAAGTTATCATGCAATGTTTTAAAGTATAATCATAATCATGATAAGAATGGAAGATTTTGCTCCGGTAATGATGGAGGAAAAGTTGACAATTCTCAAGATGATGCTATAATACATGATAGAGGTGGTAGAGTGTCTGAGATAAATAAACTTGGTAAAATTAATACTCATCTGTTGGAGCAAGAATTCGGCTCGTTGAAAACCGATGAGATTATCGTTACCAATGAGCGTATAACTCATATTAAAGAGCGACATCCTGAAGATTACGAATTGTTTAAAAAGTATGGAAGTGATACGGTTGAGAATCCTGATGAAATTATCAAAGACTGCAAGAATAAGAACACTGTATTTATGATAAAGAAGTTGGAAAATACAAACTTAAATGTGGTAAGTAAACTATCTTTAACATCGGATACTAAGAATTTAAAAAATTCAGTAATGACATTTTACAGAATTCGTTCGAAGAATTTAAGTAAATTAGAAAGAAAAAATAAATTACTTTACAAAAAGGAATAAAAGTGTTATAATATAAGTAAGATAAATATGTATTTTGAAGTAGAGATTGTGCTGCTACGCACCTTTTAGGTCAAAAGAAATGTGGGAAAGGGCACACCCACCAAAATACTATTAGACCGCTTTGACAAAGTCAAGGCGGTTTTTATATTATAATGACTTAGTAAAAGGCACTATTTTAAATAATAGTGCTTTTTTTGTACGATTTTTAGGAGTGGGGTTAATGGATTATGTAAGAGTGGCATCAAAGTCTTCGCCAATATACAGCATTCATTTTCTTAATTCTGATAAATTAGATGTATTTGTTGACGCAGTGACAACGGATTTAAAACTTACCGAAAATAAAAATGAGCTTGCACAAAAGGTAACGATAAGCCTTGTAAACTGTATAAACGGTGAATATTTGCTATCAGAATTAATTAATGTGTGTGATAGGGTGTTTATATATGCCAATGACGGAGAAGAGTGTAGAGAAGTTTTCAGAGGGTATATATGGCGTAAGAATTATCAAAACAAGCAGAAGAAAATAATATCATTGACGTGCTATGACAATTTGATTTATCTGCAAAATAGCGAGGATAGTTATTATTACCCTGCCGGTTGGAAAACTGTTGATATATTCAATGATATATGCTCCAAATGGGGTATCAATCTTGTATATAACTATGAATCTATAGAACATAAGAAATTGCCTATTTCGGGTAAAATTTCTA